AGAGGATGTAGTGAGAGATGTTGTTGCTCCAACACCTGCTGGACCTGCTCCAGTAGAACAACCAACAGCAACACAGGCTGCTGAGGAAGTAGGGGTTCCTGATGATGCAAAGAAGAAGTTTAAGAAATCCCTCACAAGTAAGAAAAAACTAATGATACCAACCCAGGCTGCTGGTGTTTCTACTAGTGGTGGTGTTGGTGTAGGTACAGGTTCAAAATAAACAATAAGGAAGTAAACATATGGATGCTACAATAGAGGTTATAAACCTTAAAAGTAGATGGGAAAAACTAAGTGGTGAGAAGAGTTCAGTAGTGGATAGAGCTAAGGCTTGTTCTGAGCTAACTATACCATCACTCTTAGTGGACACCTCTCACACAGAGAATACAACTCTTAATACTCCATATCAATCAATAGGGGCAAGGGCAGTCAATAATCTAGCTAGTAAATTACTACTATCATTATTACCACCTAATGCTCCTTTTTTTAGGTTTGTACCTGATAAGATTGCTATGCTAGAATTAGAGACACAACAACCAGGTGCTGTAGCACAAGTTAATAATCAATTAGCTGATATAGAGAGAGCTATAGCTTCCCAATTAGAAAGGGAAGCCCTTAGAGTACCTATCTTTGAAGCCCTTAAGTTATTAGTGGCTACAGGAAATTCCTTACTACATAGGGATAAGAATGAGGGCACTAGAGTATATAACTTGAATAGCTATTGTGTAAAAAGAACTCCTGAGGGTAAGGTTAAAGAGATACTTACTAAAGAAACAGTCTCATATGCTGAGCTACCAATGAGTAGTAATTCTAGTGGTGAATCACTGGATAAAGAAGTAGAGTTATACACTATAATTAAATGGAATGGTAAGAGTTTTGATGCTTGGCAAGAAGCTGCTGGTATTGAAGTAGAAGGTACTAGAGGTGTTTTCCAGAAGGATAAACTACCATACCTACCATTAAGATGGACTAGTGTTCATAATGAGGATTATGGAAGAGGCTTAGTAGAACAATACTTAGGTGATTTAAGGTCACTAGAATCATTAACTATGAGTATTATAGAGGCATCAGCTGCATCAAGTAAGATATTATTCTTGGTTAACCCAGTAGGTGCTACTAATATAAGAGCACTTGCTAAGGCACCAAGTGGAGCATTCATCAGAGGAAATGCTAATGATATCACCACTATGCAAGTAGATAAGGGGAATGATTTAAGAATTGCTTATGAGGTTTCTGGTGATATTATGAGGTTTCTGGTGATATTCAGAGAAGGCTAGCTGCTGCCTTTCTATTAAATGAGAGTGCATCAAGACAAGCAGAGAGGGTTAAGATTAAGAGACTTATAATGGCCCTCTATAAACTAATTTAAGTCGGTGAACATCCAGAACGGACAATACCGAGCTAATTAAGATTTTTAACTAAAATTCCAAAGGAGAATAAAATGGAATACAGAAGAATCATATTAAATATCAATGATGATATACAACATAAATATACAATCGATACTATAGGTATTGTTAGAAATGAAGATAATGGTAAAGTATTAAAAGGCACATCAATTAGTAAACAGAATAGATATGTTAAAATACACTTAGATAAATTCTATGCTTTACATAGGTTAGTAGCATTAGCTTTTATACCTAATCCAGATAATCTAACATACATAAACCATATAGATGGTAATAGGTATAATAATAAAGCAGATAACTTAGAGTGGTGTACACAAAGTAATAACATGTTACATGCATATAACACAGGTTTAAAATCTAATCATGGAGAATTAAATCCTTTTAGAAAACTAACTAAAGAACAAGTTACTCAAATTTGGAATTATAAAGATAAAGGATATACAGCTAGACAAATTAGAGATAAACTAAAATTATCTGTAGGGATAGGCTGTGTTAAAAGTATATTACAAGGTAAAACTTGGACAAGTATAACATCACTGCTTTAATATAAATTAGTGTAACGACTATTCCGAAAGGAAGTACACCCAAGTGGGTGGAAACAGTTAGAGACTAACATAACAGTCTAAGAGATAGTCTACTCTATATAGGAATATATAGCAGTTCATAAGAGAACGGATAAGTAGTAACGAAACTTATTGAATACAAGGCACAGCAGAAGAAGTGAGATTGATGGCGGTGAACTAGAAGATGCACTAGGTGGTATTTATAGTATATTAACACAAGAGCTGCAACTCCCACTTATAAGATTATTAATGTCATCAAATAAGATTAATCTACCAAAAGATTTAGTAGAGCCTATTATTGTTACAGGTGTTGAAGCACTAGGAAGAGGACACGATTTTAATAAATTAGTTCAATTTGCACAAACACTACAAGGATTACTAGGACCAGAGAGATATTTGCTCAATATACTAATGTTGATGCTGTAATAGCTCAGGTGGGTACCTCATTAGGAATAGAGACTAAGGGCTTAGTTAAATCACAAGAACAGCTACAACAGGAACAGATGGCACAGCAGCAACAACAACAAGAGGCTATGATGCAACAAGCAGGTCAAACAGGACTAGATGCAGCTGCTCAGAATGCAGGGGCAATAGCTGGTCAACAACTAGCTCAGCCTCAAGAATAAAAAAGAAAAGGGTATAAAATGGGAATGAAAAACTATAAACCTGTATTTGATGGTGTTACATTTAAAACACCAATGCAGAGAATGTTAGAAGAACAGGTAATTAAATTAAAAGAAGAAGCTGATGCTATTAGAGCTAAGACTCTTGTAAAAACAGAGGGGGAAGTAGAAGATGGAAGAACAAAATCAAACACAAGAACTAAGTAGTTATGAACAAGAGATGGTAGCTAAGGCTGAGGAAGCAGCTCTCTTACCAGCTGAGGATGATTTTGCAACACCAGAAGAAACTCCATTATTAGCTGGTAAATATAAATCAGCTGAGGAATTAGAGAAAGCTTATAAAGCCTTAGAATCTAAGCTAGGAACTCCTAGGGAAGTAGTTGAAGAGGGAGAGGCTAGAGAAGTAGTTGAATCCAGAGGTATTGATTTTGCCCTTCTTAATGATGAATATGCTGAGAATGGTGCTTTATCTGCTGAGACTTATCAAGAACTAGCGAATGCTGGTATTCCCCAATCAACAGTTGATTCTTACATAGCTGGACAGCAAGCACTTGTGGAACAGAACATAAGCAGACTACAGGCATTAGCTGGTGGTGAACANAGTTATGATGCTATGATAGAATGGGCATCTAATTCTCTATCAGATATTGAGAAAGAGGGCTTTAATCAAGCATTAGCAACTGAGGCTGGTAGTCAATTTGCGATACAAGGATTATATGCTAGATACAAAGCAGATGCAGCTGAGCCTAACTTAGTTAGAGGGAGTGCTAGTACTTCTAGTTCTGCTGGGTATGAGAGTAGTAGACAGATGATGAATGATATGGCATCTCCTAAGTATAGAAATGACCCAGCATTCAGACAGATGGTACAAAGTAAGGTAGCAAGAAGTAATTTTTAATTAGAATTTAGGCAGTAATAGAAATATTATGTAAGTCCTAACTTCTTTTATACTCCTTTTAGGCACGCTGGTTTTCCAGTGTGTCTTTTTTGGTTCCTTATACATATAAGTATTGTTGCCCCCTAATGAGTCTATTGAGGTGGATTCTCAGGGGACACCAACAAGAAAGTAGTATGAAGTTGAACACAACAGGTGCTCAAATGAGCTAACACTTGGTGTCACATTATATGACACTTTAAACTAATAAGGAAAATAACATGGCATTTACACCAGCACAAGGTATAGGAACTAGTAGAACTAATGGTGTTTCTAATAGAGACTTAGCAATTAAAGTATTCAGTGGAGAAGTTCTTACAGCATTTGAAGTTAAGAATGTATTTTTACCACTTGTAAAAACTAGAACAATCCCACATGGTAAATCAGCAAGTTTTGCAGTTATCGGAAAATATGATTCAGCGGTATCTACACATGTACCAGGGAATGATGTAATTCCTAACTTAATCAATGCTGGAGAAAGAGTTATTGAAATTGATAACTTAAAATATGCTTCAGTATTTGTTGATAGATTTGAAGAAGCAATGCAACATTATGAAACAAGAAGTACTTATTCTTCTGAAATGGGAAGAAAGTTAGCTGTTGAAGTTGATAAAGCTATCATTGCTACACTTAATAGTGCTGCTACTGGTGCTGCTAATACAGGAGATAACAATGGTGACGAAGGTCAACCAGCTGCTCAATCTGCTATCAGTATTGCAACTGCAGGTGCAAGTACTAATGGAGGTAAAGGTGATTTAATCTTAGCTTCATTATTTAATGCTCAAACTGCATTTGATGAAGATGATATTCCAGGTGAGAGATATGTTGTTATGTCTCCAAAAAACTACAACAGATTAGTACAATCTGGTGCTATCCATAAAGATATGACTTCAGGTTCAAATGGTGGATTAGACACAGGTAAAATTAACACTGTTGCTGGTCATAAAATCACTGTTAGTAATAACATTGACCCAGAAGATATCTATATGTTCACTAATGAATGTATTGGGGTAGTTAAATTACTTGATGTTAAGACTGAAGCTGAATACCAAATTCAAAAACAAGGAACTTTAATGGTTTCTAGTTATGCTATGGGATTCGGGATTCTTAACAACGGTTGTGTAATCAGAATGACTACTACTGACTAATTAAAGATTTGAGGGGAGAAGTCCTCTCAGTCTTTTAATCTGGTATTAAACAAAAATAATAAATTAAAGGACTGAAATAATGAATAAATATAATGGAGCAATAAACATAATACTACAAGTATTAGGTGAGCAAACACTTGAAGATAACATATCAATAGAAGGTATTTATGAGGCTGAACAAGCTGATATCATACTAGAGGCAACTAAGGAAGAGGTATTAGCTGAAGGCTTCTCATTTAATACAGATGAGAACTGGGAGTTATCAATGGACACGGAGGGCTATATAATAGTACCTCCAACAGCCCTAAGGGTTGACCCAACATCACCAAGTTCTAATATCATTATTAAAAATGGTAGATTATACGATAGAGGTAATCAAACCTTTAAGTTTACTACTTCAGTAAAATGTGATATAGCATGGGCTCTCCCATTTGATGAGTTACCCCTATCAGCCCAACAATATATTACATTAAAAACAGCCAGAGTAGCATATCAAAGATTAATTGGAGAGGCTACAATGCTTGAGCTCCTACTAAAAGATGAACAAGAATCTAAACTAAGACTTAATGTTTATGAAGATGAGGTTAATGATTATAATATATTTGATGATACTACAGTTTCTAGAATTTTATCTAGAACATCAAATCCTACTGGAATTAGGGGGTAATATGTCACTAATTAATTCAATAATACCTGGTTTATATGGGGGTGTTAGTCAACAAACACCTGAGTTAAGACATAAAACACAAGTCACAGAGATGATAAATGTNTACCCTACAATAATTGGNGGTGTTCAAAANAGACCTCCCACTACAACACTATACAATGATAATACATTTCCTACTGATAGTTTTATATATGCTTATGATAGAGGGGCTGGTAATGAAAAATATATAATATGTATTAATGGTAGCAGTCAATATAGAATTTTTGATGTTATTACAAAAACCTGGATATCTTCTTGGGAACCACACCCTTATCTCTCTCTTCCTACAGGCAGCACAGCCTCTTCCTCATTTACTTTATCTACTGTTGGTGATACAACATTCATTGTTAATAAAACTAAGTTATGTAGCATGTCTACAACTGTTGATTTTAATGGTGATTCTGACTGGGACAGTACTTTCTATTACTGGGTTAAAAGAACTAATGGTGATACAAGTTCTACTAATGCTGGTTTACGATATAAATACTATATATACAAAAATGGTATCTCAATGGCTAATACAGCTACAACAACTACTACAGAAAATCCTACAGGAGAAACAGTTACAACCATAACATCAACAGATGGTATCATAGGACATGACTCAACAGTCTTAGCTTATGAGCTGGCTACAAAGATAAATGGTACTAATAAAGGCTCCGTAGTTAAAAAGGTAGC